GTTCGTCTCCCTCGCAACAACAACAATCAAAATGTTCCCATGTCTCGCGAATATACAGAACATCCCCCGGACAGATAGGACAAGTTCTTTCTGCTATGCTTAACTGCTCCGTATGTTTCTTATCTGCAAAGTTATGTACTGCATAAGTTCTCTTGTCGGCATTGTAAAATTCCATATCCGGTACGGTATACTCATTTGCATCTTTGCATATACGCCGGGTGCAGGTCTTCAGCCCGTCCAGAATTGCCCGAACCATTTCTGTATTGAATAAAATCGGTTTAATTGCCATCTGTTCCACCTGCCTTTACAATCTCCAACAAATCATCTACTAAATCCTTGACCTCATACATCATCATAGTGTCGTAGGATTTTAACTGCTGCTCTGCTGTTTTATTTCCATACTTCGTACAGTCTTTAAGGAATGCTGTGCGTTCTTCCAACTGATGCAAAACTCTGTCCGGGTCGTAGGCGGTCGGGGCATCCTCAATTTCTGAATAAGGGACATATGTGACCTCTGTTCCATCTTCTCGAATATCCGTTACCGTCATTAATTCGCCTTCGTCAATCAGTCTTCCCATCGTTCGCCCTCCAATCAATGTGCTGTCCACAATACTTGCAATACAGTTCATCGTCACACACATGGAATATATGTTGATTGCAATTAGGACATTTATAACATTTTTGCAACTGGCAACCATCATAAATATGTTTTCCGTTATTCATAAATCTTGTATCTACAAATTCCGGTCTCTTCGCTGTCTGCTTCTCCACAGCTTCACGGCATTCCTCCACCGTGCCGATCTTGCGGTACTTCTGTACCTCTTCCAGTGCCTGGATTGCAACCTCTGTCCAATCTTCTACTTCTCCGATAAGCACAAGGTTCTTACTGATTCTTTCAAGCTGTTCTATTGCTTTTTCATTCTCCGTCATTGCTACTCTCCTTAACTCCATTTAAAATCCTCACAAGGTCTCATTCTCCGCTGATTCTTACCTCTTTTATTGCATATTCCCCAACCACCGTAATGACAATCTTCGCAGGTAATCGGATATTGATTTAAATTTTCCTCAATACATTTCTTGCACTGGTAAGAATTTTGATTATACTCATACCGACAATTACGATTTTTGCGTTTGCATGTCGCCATATTACTCCTCCAACAGTTCCGGATTGTCAAATTTGTTTCCGATAACCTCATAAATACAATCCCTGTTTATACGTGGCTTTGATAATCCATACTCATTACTTGTCCGATAAAATTCAGCATAATTTTCATCCCAAAGTACAGTGCCAGTGCAATAATTTTCTGGATGTGCTCCATCATTGTAATGTTTAACAATATCATTCTCCCAAATCAGCTTGCCGTTCTTGTCCTTAAGTCCGGTACACTGGCAGATAGTGTTCGGGTCTATCTCGTAGAAATTTATACCAGTAACATTCCAATCATCGCAAGCAGTTCCATTGTATTTTTCAATAACAATTCCGCCAATAAATACTCTTCCATTTTCAAATCCATCATCAAACAAGTAACCATGTACCCATTCTCCATTATCAATCCGCTTTCCACGGAATAAATATCTATCTTGCATCCTCATTCCTCGCTTTCTGCCCTGAGCCATTCATTCATCTCGTAGGTTCCCGATATGCTCTGGTCGTGATAACCGTATGTTTCTACTGTCACTAAAAAATCTGCCAGCTCATCGTCAGTCATGCTCCTGATCCGGTCTGCGTTGGTCATAGGGGAGTAGTGCTCGCAATCTCTTTCTATGTCCTCATGCGGACAGTCATCTATCAATGAGCACCACTTAAAAGATTCTTTTGTGTGATTATACATGGTACACAGATGTTTACAATTCTTGCACTTCACCATCTCATACCTCACTTTCCCGGTACGGCTCCGGCAGTGGCATCCAGGCTACAACCACATGATCTGTATTGTATAAAGTTTCGCCTTCGTTCATTCTCGTCCACCATTCTTTGCTGTCACGTCGGTAAACTCCAATGCACACTTCCCCAGTATCAAGAGTAACCATATTTATCGGATAGTCTCCGCTATCTTTTCCCGGCAGTCTCTCGCTTACCGGAATCCACACCGGCTGATTCTGTAAGGCAGTGATTGCCATTTCCATAAGTTCTTTCCAATATTCTTCATTTACAAATTCATCCCAATGAGGATTAAACCTAATAATGTCCAAATCCTTGATAGCTTCTTCTCTCTTCATTCCGCACCTTCCATTTCTGCCAGTTTGGCTTCGGCTTCCGCTTGTGTGAAGAATACCGTTTTACCAAAATCGCATTCTCTAAAATATGCTCCTATAAAATGATTTGTTACCTTAGAGTAAATTCTATATTGTTCTCCGCTTTCATAAAATGATACACTAGAAACATAAGCTTCATAGACTTCGTCTTTCATGTTCTCATCATATTCAATATCATCAAACACATTAAATGGAGAAGTGACTACATAAACGGTATCTCCCACCTTGCACGGCAACCGTATGAGCAATCCCTGCTCCTCGGTATCCTCATAGTCTGCTAATTTTGTAAGTACTTTTGATGCATAATCACTTACCGTAGGATATCCTTCTCTGTCTATCATTGACTTTTTGCTTATAGCAGTGCCATTAAAATTTCTTTTTCTTTCTGTCAGTCTCTCCATCCTTGCTCCTTTCTTGAATCCTCGGTCTCTCTGCAAATTGAGGATAGCTGCAGTCATATGGTATATGATTCCAGTGGTCAAAATATCCTACTGCAGAGCTGTTTTGCATACTATATAATTCATCTTCGCTATGAAATCATATGCTCACGATTTTACACTCCTTTTCCGTATGTACTTGCGATTCTGTATACATTGCAAATTTCTCTGTAATATATTTCCTGTGCATGGATATGAGCATCCACACGGTCAAGTTCCTTCTCACACCACTTTGCAAATTCTTCTGTGGACAATGGTGTCTCTGAAACATCGAATTTCTCTCTGTTGTCAATCACAAAACACACCATATCAACCGGGATGTGGTTCAAATCCGCAAGAATCTGAATCTGTTTGTCCTTGTCCTCTGCTTTTTCATAGTTCGCCAACAGTTCATATCCTGTCATCTGCATTTATATCACCTCTTATCAAGTTTGATTTCTTTGTCGTAACAACTCTTTTTCGGATTTCCCTCTACTGGGGAAACCATCTTTTTAGGGTCTGTAGTGTATGATCCGTTTAGTTTCACACCTATTTTGCTTTTTTCGTCCATATAGCATGACGGCTTGTAACGATCCGGTGGAATGTAGTTGTGAATGCGCCAGTGTTTTACAAGCATAACACCACTATCGAAAGATAAAAGGAATCTATTGTCTATCAAGGATTTCAAATCATCTTCTGAAGCACCGCACATCCTTATGATTTTCCGTGGGTTGTTTACAAATCCGTCATCATCAGCGTTCATACAGATATGGAAATAAAGCATTTGAGCCGTAGCAGGAATATCCAAAAAAGCATCACTCTCAATTATTTTTGCGCTGAACATTCTTTTTTCTGCCATTTAGAACTCCTTACTCAAAAATAGGCTTCTCAATATGGATCCCGGTGTTTTCCACCAGTTCTCTCCACAAGTCCATGAAATCCTTTCCGTTGCACTTGTCTCCGGCTTTGTCCATGTGGTCAGAAAACTTATCCTTGAAATTCGTCAGCTTCTTCTTACTAAATCCATCTTCCATAAGAATTACCATTCCATATAGGATGTACCTTGTGGACAACTCATTGATAAGATTGTTACATCTGACCTGTTCCTGGATGCATTTCTGCGCTACAACCGACTTGTAATGTGGATAATCAGCTTCGGTAAATTCCTTGTACTCAATCGTCCAGTCTGCAAAATCGTTAAGCCTGCTCTGTAACTCCGTATAAGGCTCATTCTCGTACTTTTCATTGTATTCGGTGAATTTACCGCAAAAGTCGGAAAGTCTCGTCTGTGAGTACTTGTAGTCTTTCCACAAGGTATAGCAGAACAGTGTCAGTATTCCGGTGAATGGACTTCTCTCCGCAGACTGCTTCAAAAGTTCTGTCTGCCGCATGATTTTCAAAATTTCCTGCGGATTGTCATATCGTTTTGGCATTTTATGTATCACCTCTTTTCAAGTTCTGGCTCTTTCCTTTTGCAATGAGTAGCACCGTATTCTGATTTTCCTACATATTCGTAGCAATCAACACATTTCCATCTACCACTTTGATACGGTTTGTGAGTACGTCCGTTGATTGAGTGCATTGTGTTTGGGTACTCATTCCAACAGCTACAATCGTAATTTTTTTCGCTCATGTAATCTTCTCAAATTGCTTTAACAGGCATTCCTTACAAAACTGTACACCGTCAAACTCGTAAAGTTCCTCTACCTCTTCCTTACAATCATCGCAATACAAATGTTTCACATTTATGTTCGGGCACCTATTGCCGAGACATGGATAAGCTTCCGTTGCGCATCCGCAGCATTCACCTTCGTATTTCACCATTTTCTGAAAAACTCCTTTAATTTATTGCATACTTGCTGAAATCTATACTTAAACAAATACTTTTTAAAAGATTCAGTTCCGTATTGATAGCAAAGATACATAATTTGTTTTTGAGTAGAAAGAGATTCATAAAACTCCTTGTCAGTTTCTTCAACATATTGTAAAAGTACTTCATAGTCTGTTTTATTCATTACTTTCACCGTCCTTTTCTCCATGCAAAAGTTCCATAAACTTCTGATACTGTTTCTGTGAAACTGAATTGTTCTGCTTCTCAGGCTTCAAACTGATGACCAAATGTTTATCTGCAATGTTCGATAGTTCCCTTGCAAGATTGATTCTGCCTTGTGCCAGTCCATCACGGTAACCTTTTCCCGGCTTCATTACACCAGTTACCATTTTCCCTTGTCCTTGGCTTCCTGCTGTAATGTTGTACATTTGTATTCCTTGGTCACCAAACATTTTAATGTACTTTACTTCCTCTTCATCTAAATGTTCTTTATCAACTAAGTGATACCAAATATTCCAACCGGACGGATTATCTTCTGTACAAAGTCCATGTTTTTTAAGGCTAAGTGCTATATGATCATATTCAAGCAAATGAGAAGCGCACCTGTCACACAAGGCAACTGCCTGTCCGCAGTATCCCCTTTTTATTCCTGCTTCGTCCGTTCTGTAAAAAAGATAGATTCCACTATCGTTAGGTATTGTAGGGCAAGTTTTTTTGATGCGTTTCACTGCTTCTGCTTTTTTAGCGTATATCTTCTTCCAGTCACTCAAAACGGACACTCCTTTCCATTCCGTAAAATCCATTCCTTGCCTGCCGCCACATAGTCCACATTCGCCAATGGAGCAATCTTTTTTACCTCTGCGACACATTCATCAGCATCGGTTGTATCACCGCCTAAATGGCACAATATGATGTTTTGCAAGGCATCTGATTTGTTTGCTTCTACAATTCCTTTGCAAGTCTCCAGTTCGCAGTGACCTTTTACCTTGTGAACGTAATTAGGTGCATCAATGTCAACATATTTCTTCTGATAGTTGCACTCGATTAGCATATGGTCTAACCGCTGTTTTTTGAACACATACGGGCAATATTCAAGGTCTGTCAGATACAGAAGTTTCTGACCATCAACCATAATCAAAAATCCGTAGTTCTCTGTGCCGTTGTGTGGCACTTGAAAGCAGAATATGTGGAATTTTCCCATCTGTATTTCACGTACTGAATGGTCTAACTGCGGTTGCCACACCTTTATTCCCATGTGTTTAAGGTCTGATACGGATAATGAGTGGTCTTTGTGCGTATGGGTGCATATCGCACCCACAACACACTTAATATTCCAGTTAAGACCACGTTTTATGTCCATGATGGGAAGTCCTGCATCCAGTAAAAGCGTTTCACCGTTATCTGCCGTTAGAAGATAGCAGTTACCGGAAGAACCGGAACCTAAACATTTTAGCTTCATATTGCTTTTCCTTTCTTTGCTTCCAAACGGCACCAACAATCAATAAATCTTTCTTCGTCCTCTTCCTTTGATACAAGATATTTTCTATATTTTGAAATCAGTGGCTTCATAGAATCTTTGTAAACATCTGTATTTATATAGTTCCATATATCCATATAAATAGTATTAAATTTACAAGATGGCATATATTCCCATACATCTTCATTTACAATTTCAACCTTATTATTCAATGGAAGTTGATCTTTTACTAAAGCTATAACTTCTTCTGATTTCTCAACAACAATAATCCTTTCAACATTACTTTTATCTTGTATTGCCAAAAGAATCATTCCAATTCCAAGACCACCAATAAGAACATTGCCATGAGCGTTTATGACAAATTTGGAATTTGTACGCTTTTCCATATATGTGTCAGACATTACAACTTCATTTTTATGTAAAAGACGTACATATTTTCCAACACTAATTCCATGAATAACCGCATACAAATTATTAGGAGTTATTTCAAATTTTTCAATTCGGAAATCTCCACACTGTCCTTCTTTTAAAACTCTATACATATCTGTATACATATTATTCAACCTCTACTTAAAGCAATCCGGTGTCTCTGCGCTGGCAATGTCCGTCTCTGCGGTCTGCGGTACTTCCTCAAATGTTGCGTCAGGAAACTCGATAGTGTTTGCATTTGCCTGTACCTCTTCTGCCACAACTTTTTCCACATCAAGTTTCACATCGGAAACATCAGGAAATTCTTCCTGCGCATACAAACCTTGGAATTTATCCGGAAAAGCTTCTCTTAATGCCTGTACAACAGCAACTTTTCTTATCATTGTTGCAGGCTTTTTAGACCATTGACCGTTGATTGTTCCATCTTTTTTTCTTCCAACATATTCATCGAAAGATACTGACTGGTACTCCGGTGTCTCTCTTCCTTTGATAAACACTTTAGCCCAACCTCCTACAATAGATTCGTCCTTAAGGACAAAAGAACCTTCTCTTTCTTCAACGGAGCCATCTTTCTTCTGAACAATAATTCCTGCTTTTTTTCCTGCATAATTCGGATTTGCATCGGCTCTTTTTGTAAAAACATCTTTTCCGGTAACAATAGTAGCAGGATCATTGTTTCCAAACTTAATGAGGTATGCTTCTTTCAAAAAAGGATTAAGATGCTGATATCTGCAAAGAGACATAAACATCATTACTTCCTGATCCGATACGTTTCCACCACCGCTTACAAGGTACTTTCTTACCGTTGTTGTGGAAATTTTTACAATTTCCCCATTTGATTCGTATTCCACAATTCCTGTGTTTTCCTGCTTCTTTTCGTCTGCCATATTTCTACCTACCTTTCTACTTTCTTAAGTCCTTTAATGTTAATGATGAATACCTGGCTTGTCTTGGGATTCTGAATAAGCGCAAGAGTACGTTCAAGAATATAATCGTGTTCTTTAATTCTTAAAACTTTGTATTCATCTTCATTTTTAACATCAGAACCTATTACAAAATTCTGTTCGTATCCTAAAAGACCACTCCATGTGCCGTATAAGTTGTACTGCTTACCGGTATCCTTGACTTTTACGGTATCTCCCACGCAGATTTCGTCTTTCTTCTCTGGTTCTTTCTCCGGTTTGTAGTTTTCAAGGACAACGTACTCGCTGTGCCATAAACCAACATTTTCCTCAGATTTTTTGCAAATACATCCTGATGTCGTAACGCAATTTACTTTGAAAATATCTCCGTTTTTATAAGGAATCAAACAAGGCATCGCACAAACAACCTTGATGTACTCACCGACTTTAGCTTTTCTCTTCACCTCCCGTACACCGTTATCAGGCTTCACATCCTCGCCCATCAGCCGATTAAAAGCCAACTTAGCACCAGTACGGAAATCAAATTCATCAGCAGGATTGCAGTTTGCTTCTGCTTTCTCGCCAGTGGACTTGTCCAGCGCAACTACTTTGTTGTCATTGCGGTAGATGACAATAGTTGTGTCTACTTTTTCTAAAGCGGCAGAGAATATAGAACCTATTTGGAAATGTTTTAAACCAATGCTTTCCCCAACTACATCTTTGTAAAAAACAGTGCCACCACTGATTTCTGTGATTTCAATTACTGCATCATTGTCTGCAAAATATCCGCTTTTGTATCTGTCTCCAACCTTAAATTTATGTTTTTCCATATTATTCTTCCTCACTTTCCGGCTCATTCATAAATCCACTTGCAACTCCCTGATGCACTGTCACATCAGCTTTGTAAATCTCCTTGATGCTTCTAGGCATCACATGGAATGTCACATCCGTATCGGCAATCTTACCTTTGAATTTCAAGGCTCCACGGTCTGAAAGTCCCAAGTACACACCCACGCAACACTTGTAATCAAAATTAAATATCACGGTGTCACCGGCATTGATTGTTTCTCCGCTTGTTGTCAGAACAGAAATGACTGTCTCTTTCTTAATCTGCATTTTCCGCAGCTCCTTTCTTTATCTCATCGTCAAATATCTTGTCAGTAATTTTTGCTCCAAATTTGGAAAAAAACATTAACATAAATGGTTCTTTTTCAATTAAAGAATCAAACGGTTCTTCTGTCATTACTTTTGCAATTACTCTGCACATTTCATTAAAAGAAATCTCAACTTTTATATCTTTACCATAATCATTATTAGGCATTAGCTACTTCCTCCACTTTCAAACTCGCATCATCACTTCTGCGGAACATAATCAACTGACTGTCAACATCAGGAATCTTCCAAGGATCAAGGCTCTCGGTATCGTCAACCATGATAGGCAATTCCACACCACACCGCTTCTGAAACGCATTGCAAATGTCAATCTCCGTCAGAATCCTTGCTCCGTGGTTCATGTTCCGGCTGTAAGGCTCTCCACGGTATGTAAAGTCACAGCATTCTTCCGTGTCACCATTCACAAGAGGTCTGAACATCCGCACAGTACAGAAAGAAAGATACTTATTCACATCAGCTTCCAACAGTTCGTTCTTCTTCCGGCTGAATTTCTTTAACAGGTCAAGCTGTGCCTGCACATCCGTAATCTTCTGTGCAATGTTCTTGCGCTCCTGTTCCAGTTCTGTGATACGCTTATCCACACTCTCGTTAATGCTTACACTCGCCAAAGACTTATCAACCACAGAAATATCATTGCGGATCTGCTCTTCATCACCTTTTAACTGGATTCTGAGAAGATTCATGTCAGTGAATTTGTTCATGGAAGCTTCTTTCTCAGCAATCTGTGACTGGATAGCTTTGTATTCTTCTGTGTTGGAAATATCCACGCTTGCCGGAATGGAATTTAATGCATTATCGGCAATGGCAATCTCTTTTTCCAACCGCTCCACTTCATCCTCGGTCTTTTTCAGTTCCTCACGCTTATGCTCCAGTTCTGCCTGATCCGCTTTGATATGTTCAGCGCAGGAAGAACCCTCTTTAGTAATAAGTTCCAATTCATGTGCCTTATGCGTATCAAACTCCGTTCTTAACTGCTCTTTCTTCTCTTCCGGATATTCCTGTCCACAGTAGGGGCAAATCAGAGAATTTTCATCAAATTTAAGGCTTTTATTCAAATCCCAACTCTTCTTCAATTCCTGTCTCTTCTGCTCATACTGTGCGATACGCTTTTCCAGTTCCGTTATCTCTTCACGAATGGTATCTGCCTTAAGCAACTCTTTCTGATGCTCATTCTGAATCTGATTCAGTGTTGTGCGCTTATCTCTTCTGTCCGCATCCAGTTTTTCATTTGCTTTCTGCTGTAATGCACTCAACTGACCTTTTAACTCAATAATTCCATCAGAAAGCTTATCGTAGGACTTCATACTGTTCTGCGTATCTGTCTGCTGCTTAATGTTCTCTGACAGCTTATCCATTAAAGCTTTCTTTTTCAGTTCCAGATCCGCAAGGTCAATATCCACTCTCTGACGGCTCACCTCGTCAATACGGCTCGGAATTTCATCTAACAGGTCATGCAAGCCCTTGGTTCCATTTCTTCCCCTTGTGCCGTACAACTGCGTATTGCAACGCTTTTTCAGTTCATCAACCGTGCCGTCCTGCAGAACAGTCCTTAATGCTTCAAACTCCGGAAACTGATTGCAAATGTCATCATTACTGTGCTGGCCAAACATATCAGTGAGAAGTGCTCTCTGATCCGTGCCACCTTTCAGCAGAAGTGTCATGGCATTGATGCAAAGTGAAAACTTATCTTTTCCACATACACTCTCTTCTAAAAATGCTTCAAAATCTGCTGCCTTTTTTGGAATATCATTCACATAGTAATCCGTGACATTGCCGGTAAACTCGCCTTTCTTATTGAAGTTCTGACGGCATACTTTTTTCAGAACCTTGTCTGTACCGTCAATCTCCACGGTAACTTCTGCGGTAATATCTCCGTCAATGTCATTGCCGTCCTTATCGTGCGGTCTGATTCCGGTGATTTCTCTGCCGTTCTCGTCACGGCATCCAAAAATATACTGAATTGCTCTTTTGATCGTGGACTTACCGGTTTCATTTACACCGGAAACCTCTGTACGGTCGTATAAATCGGTGTCCACTACGTTAGAACCATAGAATTTGCAGAAATTCTGCAAAAAGATGTGCTTAATCCTCATTTTTCCTATCCTCCCAAAGATATAAATACAGTGAATTAACAAACATATAGATTGATACCGGCTTGTCTGTCTCGTTGATTTTCTTGTACAACTCTGTGGTTGGGTTCATCTTATCTACAACCCACTTGATCGCCTGATACACGCTTTTTTCATTAGTGCTGTGTTCCTCTCCGATAATCCGGTAGATTTCAGAAAGTCTTCTGTTCCGGTTCTCAAACATCAGCGTTTCAACCTCTATGATGTACTGGAATCCGGGCAAGTACTGTTTCAGACCCAGCTCTACCAAGATTTTTCTTATCTTCCTTTCCATTTCCTCAATCCTCCGGCTTTCAGTCTTCTGTTACGTGGATCACGTTGTCTTCTCCGATATACAAGATTCCTGCATCTAACAGTCTTGCAATCAGAATCTCATTCGCACGGACGATGGGGATAATCTGTCGTTTCTGCATAAAAATACTCCTTTCCTAACCATTTTTTCTTCCCGGTATTGCGGTTTACAATTCTGTAATAGAATGCTGTTTCACGGTCAACTTCCCACTCTTTCGGACTGTAAAATATCTTTCCGATGCACCCTTTGACGGTAAACCGCTTTTTGGCACTCATACGGTGTCCTCCGCAAGTTTTCCTTGATTCCACCATGAGAAATCACAAACGCTGTCCCTTGAAAAAGAAGTAGCACCATTAGTCCATGTAAATATTTCCCCACCTTCAAATTTTGCAAAATATCTAGGTTTCCAAGGGTCACTATCGGAATTTCTTACGTACACTTTCGTGTCCACAGGCACTTTCGACCAGTCAACAGGTGGTTCAACATATTCCTGCTCTGCCCATTCTTTGAACCTTTCCCTGCATCTGCTTTTATCACTCCATGCGCAATCGGAACAAAGTATTACATTGCAATCACATAACTTTCCTTCTTTGTCCACAGCTATCTCTATACTATCAAGTGCCATGTCAATAATCTGTTCCGCATACTTCTCTCTGTTCGTCATTTTCCATTCATCCTTTCCAGTTCTGCGCTCCTGGTTAATATCCAGTCTGCGTAATCACTTAATTCTGTCTTTGTAGATGCGTTCTTCTCTCCGTGGTAAACCATGAGTACAATTCCTACATCACAGTACTTTTCAAACAATTCCGACAAGTAGTCGGCTCCCACATGAATATTTCCGTCCACAGAGTAGATGTCCGTCACTCCCAAACGTTCCATGCGGTCTTTATGCCATCTGTCAGAAATCTGCATCAGACCTTTGCAACCGCCACTTTCCACATCCGGTCTGCCGGAAGATTCTTTCTCGATCATTGCCATGAGCATTTCCGGGCAGATGCCGTATTCCTCACCGTACTTTACACACGATTCCTGCGCTTCCTCGGAGATAAAACTGCCGGATGGCTGTGCCGTGGAAGTAAATGTGATGGAGAGTGCTATTATAATAGGAAGAAACAGCTTTATTGTTTTTCTCATGCGCTTTCCTCCTCAATAGGTTCAATGCCAATCTCTTTCAGCTTGTTGTATAAGAACATCCTGCCTTTCTGTGTCCATACGGTAAGTGGCTTTGTTCCGGTGCTTCCGTCATGCTTAACATAATCATTTGTCTTTGTTCTCACATAACCCTTTCCCTGGAAGTCTGCATACAATATCCACTGGTCACCTACTTTTCTCTGAATGCCGGCTGTTCTTAAAACTGAATTGAACCTCACCGCACTCATTCCGTAGTCCTGTGCAATCTGTGTGACTGTCATACAGTCGTTGGAAGAAAGAATCTTGTCCACATAGTCAACTTTTGGTGTCATATCGGTAATCACTGCATCCATCTGTTGCACCGTGGTCTGCAGCTGCTTAACCTCTTCCTCTTTCTGCGCAAGCATCCTCTGTGCTTCGACAACTGCCAGTGCAATCAATTCCTGTCCGGTAGGGATATGTGCCTTAATGGAATCTTCCATTTCGTGGAAACGGTCAATGTACTTTGCCGTAAATTCTGTTCCCCTAACTCCGGTCATCTTATGTGCTATGAACTCGCAGCCTTTCTTTGTGACCAAGTAGCAGGGTCTTTCCTGATTGTTTGCATCTTTGTACTTGCTTTCCGTAAAAAAATCGCCCGAGCCAATTTTGGCTTCGGCTAGCTGTTCAATATAATTTCTTATATCTCTCAGCAACTTGCTGTGCTCTTTCCCTACCATTTCCGCTACTTCCACGGAAGATATTGTTTTCTGCTCTAATTCGTTCATTGTTCTCCTTTCTGTGGTATAATGTTCTAAAAAACTGGAGGTTTCATATGCTTCTCAAAATCGAAAGAAAAGTACTTAGGAAAACTGTAAAATCTTCTGAATGTTCCATTTCATTGTCTGAAATAGGGAATTACAATGGTGAAGATGTTTACCAAGCATTTTTGTCCTTAAAGGAAAAGGGATATTTCACCATAGTTAGTTCATCCATAAATCGTGAAATGTTCACATTCGCTTTGTCTTCAAAAGGAAGATTCTACAAAGAACATTTATTTCTCTCATTTTTGAGAAATATACTCATACCGTTTGTTGTAGCTTTAATAACTGCAACTGCCACATACCACTTAGAAAAAGTAGCAGATAGCTATTCCGACAGCCGCCCCAGCCAATGCACTTATGAGTTGAACCAATGCAGTGATCCAAGGTTCTAATTTGTCAAGAAGATCTCTCTTCTGGCGGTAAGTCCATTTTTTCATTCATGTTCTCCTTTCATTGCATGAGAAACTGCATTACAAATTGTCATATGCTGTTTCTCTTCATCATTCATGGACTTCTCAATTCTTTTCAGAGTACCGTCAATGCTCTTTAATGTTTTTAGAAGTTCTTTCTCAAACTGGCTTTGCATTTTCTTCCTCCTGTTTCTTAACAGATTCCTCTGCCATCTTCTCTGTCTTTCCGAGAATATATCCCTTGTCAAAATCGGACATATTCGGAATGGCTCTCTTTAACTTCTCAACGATTTTTTTCTCTTTTTCACTCATTAAATTAACTCCCTATTTGTGGTATACTCTCCTTATTCTGATATAAGGAGGTGAATTACATTGGATTCCAAAGAATACGCATCCGCTTACGCCATTGCTAAAATTTGTGGATATACCGGAAGTTTTGATGATTTTAAGAACCTGTACGACCAATACTATTCAGAAATCGTCAATTCTTTACCGGAAGAAAAACCACAATTAGCAAAAGCCGAAGCAATTAGAAATCCTTTCCAAATCCAGAGCCGTTCCTAAAAGGCGAAATGGCGGTAAGTACTTTGATAGACAAATCAATATTTGTTTCTTCGATTTTCTTATCGCCATCTATAATGCTTTTGTAGTCATCAATAACATTCATGGCAATGTGCTGTGCCATCTCGTCAATTCCAACAAAACGTGAATCAGCTTTCTGAACTATATTTGCTTTACCATTTTTGTCTAATACCACATATCTCTGTTTTTCCATGTTTTTACCTCCCTATTCCAGTAACTCGTCTACTTTTACTCCAAGGACTTTTGCAACAGCCTTTAAATTGTCAACTTGCGGAGCAGATTCATTCCACTTTCGGATAATTCCATTGCTCAATCCGGCTTTCTGCTCCACTTGATAAATATTTGTTCCTTTCTTATCACAAATTTCCTTGATTCTGTCGTAACAATTCAATCTATCACTTCCTTTCTCTTGATTTAGGAATTTAGAGAAAAACTTGACAAAATTTAGAGAATGTTCTAATATAGTAACTGCCAAGAAACCACAGAGAACATTTTTAAATTTAGGCTTTCCTCTAAATCCTAAATTTATTATATAGAGTGTTCTCTATTTTGTCAAGCATATTTTTAGAGTATCATCTAAATTTTAGGAGGACACTATGACTACGGTAGAAAGAGTAAAATCTATATGTAAAGAAAGGGGAATAGCAATTTCTAAATTAGAGACTTCTTGCGGATTTGGTAATGGATATATAAGAAGTTTAAAAAAGGGAGTTATCCCGGATGACCGTATAGAAGTAATTGCGAATTTTTTAGGAGTTTCTATTGAATTTTTGCTGACTGGTAAAGAAGACGGGAAAAAATATTCCGAAAAATACGCTAGATTAGTTTATTTTTTAAGAAACGATCCCAATATGGAAGATTTATTGATTAAGTACTACAATCTTTCTGAGCAAAAAAGAAGTACTGCATTTTCCGCATTTAAAATGATAATCGGAGGTGCGGAATGAAGAGAAAAATAAAAGATTCTAATGATTTTTTTGGCTATTTAATATCAATAAAAAATAAAGACAACAATGTTGTATTAGGTAGGATTTCAAAAGATTATGGTGATTCTGCCATAGATGATTTTATTGATTACATAAATGAACTAGAAGAAATGAAATATATAAAAATAAATTCATTAGAAGACATACATATAGTAAAAAGTAAAGAGCATAATTACATAAGTCCTTTAAAAAAAATTATTGATTATATAGGTCCAAAACTTGTTTACGTTTTAGTGTACTTTATGGGATTATGCTCTCCAATATTTACAGAATATTTAAAGAAAATATTAGGTCTATCTTAAGAAATAATTTGTTAATAATCCTAAAAAGTAAATCAAAATTATTAACGCCCAATTTATTTTTTTTCGATTTTTCATTTTTCCCCCTCTATATCAGAGACAATGACATAGACATATTTCAATATGTCATTGTCTTCTATTCCAGATAGTATTCTTGCAATTTCCTCTCTGTAAAATTCATTGCTTTCGTTCATTGTAACCACACCCCTCTCCCCTTTAATTCTCCGCAGAATCTAAAGTAGCGATACATCAAATTATAGAACATATGTTCTTAACAATCAATATATTTGACTCACGTTTTTTATTGTTGTAAAATATCAACAAAAGAGGACGGTGAAAACGCCAATAAACACCGCCCTCGCCAGAACTTGAAGTCCCTTGAAACAAGGGATGTTACAAGTGTATCATGTGAAAGGGGGATAAAAAACATGATAAAAAAAGACCGAATCAAAGAAATATCGACACATCTATCAGTCAACCGTGCAAATTATATGTTAAGTTTTCGTGGGAATCTCCACGAATTTCTTAATGAGCCGGACATGACGGTTTACAAGCTTGCAGATGAAGCTAATTTGCCTTATTCTACGCTTAATTCACTACTATACGGTAATTCTAACGACACAAAGCTATCGACCGCTGTTGCGCTTGCTAGAGCCTTTGGAATCAGCGTAGATGAGTTGGTAGGCTGTGGTACTATGGAAGATAAGATGTTGGAATCTGTCAAGATATGCCGCAGTCTGCCGGAACACTCTCTGTACCTTATCCGTTACTTCATACGTCACCAAGCTAAAATCTATTCCAGTCTTGAAAAATCGCACAAGTATATTTCTGTTCTTAATCCACAACTTATGAATGGAATTATCGCAACCACAAATGCTGTGGAACCCATGTGCATAGACAGTTTGCCGGAAGACATAAAATCCAAGGCTTATATCGGTGTGAAAATTCCGTGCGACTACTATATGCCGTTTTATCTGCCTGTGGAAATTATTCTCCTTGCAGCGGATCGTGAGCCGCAAGACGGTGAACGATGTATTGTGACCAGTAATGGTGGGATTTATATTGTCGTGAAAACACATATAATTGAAGATGGTGTAAGAAAATGGAGATATGTTCCGCTTATGTCTCCGAACAGCATACTCCCGGAAAATCTTATTGATGACATGATGGGATATGTGGTTGGTTTCGTCAACAATGACGGTGACTGGGGAATCAGATAAATAGATTAAGAGCATGGCTTTTACACCATGCTCTTTTTTGTTGTTATTTCGCAAATATTTTTT